GCTTTTGGTTTTGGTGGTTCGTAGGGCGTTAAATCATCCATGCCCTTAACCCTCTTAAATGATTCAGCATAAACTCTTTCACCATCTTTATGTGTATCAAACCAAGATTTGGCTCTTCTGTGGACTGCCTTTTTTCTATTTATATAATATCTAAATTCTTCTTTTGCCATGCAAACTCCTTATTTAAAGGGGGGCGGATTAGCACCCCCCTTTATTATTTAATCAATTACTGATTAAGTCTTATAATCAATAAGTGCAAAACACCTACGATTACCATCACTATCAGTATTTCTAAACGCTCCACCATAAGCAGATTCACAAGTAACAAGTGTAGATAAATATGAATGTCTATAGGAAGCAGTTATTTTTGCTTGCCTTGAGAACGCAAAATACATAGCACTTTCATGTATTGCATATCCATATACAATATCTTCGTGACCTGAACCATCTGAATCAAGAGCTTGAACTGATTTAATACCCTTGGTTTCATCATTACCAACATCTGTACCACCACCGGCTGAACCCATATAAGGCGATTGAGCTATCCAAACAGGCATACCAAGTATTGCACCAGCATTCCCTGTTCTGCCAAAATCAGCACCAAGAGTAGCTTGTGTTCCTTGTGCATAATCGGTTAAGGCATTTAAACTTGCATATGTATCAGGTGAAAGAACCAAGTGCCAACCATCAGTTGAACCTGTTTCACCAAGTATTAGAGCCATAAGCGAAGTTAGGTTGGCTTGACTCAATACCGAGCCTGTTGTTACAATATGCATTGAATTATTTGCATCGCCACCAACAGCACCAGTACCACTTCTAAATAACCCTTTAAAGTTATTTGCTACTTGATAATGCATAAAGTTATCAAAACCTCTTGCATTAGCGTATGCTAACTGTTTAACATAAATGCTCATAAGATCATAGCTTGACTGAACTGTTGTGATGTCTGGGACATACACAGAGGAGACATTGTATTGATCTATAGTTAAATCAGTTTGAGCAGAAGTATCACTTCCAGAGATATCTACTGCAATTTCTTCACCATGCGTAACTGCCTGTAAGGCTGGAGTGCCATAGTGTGGTAGATGAATTACATCACCAGCACTTGCTACATCTGGCGAGAGATTTACTCCCATATTATTCATCATTATTGTTTGTTGAAATACATCCAAAATAGCCTGTCCCCAAATTTCTGGAACAAACTGATCAGCGATATTTTGACTTATCGCACCGGCAGAACCACCGGAATGAACATTGACATCTAACGGATTTGTTAAAGCCATTTTTTTACTCCTTAATTTTTTCCTCTATCAACTGCTTTAACAAGCCTTCAAGTAGGAAGTTATATTTGCGAAATTCCTTTTTCAGATAAGACTTTAGCATGATGAGCCTTTTTTTCATCGTAATTCATTTGAGCATATGGCTTTTCATTTACAGATATATTTCGAGCCTGCCCTGGTGAATGTTGAGGATTACTTGGCTTTGCTTCTTCCCTTACCTTAACAAGGTATTCGAGAACATCTAGCTCTTTCTGAGCCATCCCTTCTCTATCTTCCTCTGGCAGCTTTGAGAGCAACGCTTCTCTACGAGTAGATTCATAAGATTCCCATTTGTCTTTAAATGGAGCAACAGATTCATATAATTCCTTATATTTTTCCTGCTCTTTCATTTGTTTGACTTTTTGAGTTTCCCTTTCTTTCGTAGTTTTCTGAACCGTTTCCTCTGCATCCTGCGCTCTCTTGCGAAGTTTTTTTGCGTTCTGCACTTCATCAAGATAGAGGGATTTATAATCAACAGACTCGTCTTGAATCTCTGGTGTACTTTCCTGTACTGGCTGTGTAGCTTGTGTTTCTTCGTTCATCTGAACTCCTTCTTCTGTCATAATTTTCTCCGATTTTTTTCGTGGTAAAGTTAAACTACTCTAGGATTGATATGCAACTAGGAAATTCCCATGAACTCTATTGAATGCCCTAGATAGTCTTCCATTTCTTCTAGAAGTTTCAATGAAAACATTGTTTCCCCACTTCCCTGTAAAGTTAAACCCTCAGGATCATCAATCATATCGTCTAATACATTCTTTACTATTTTTTCTACTATCTTCATATCTTTCTTAGTCATAATGTCCCCTTGGTTATTTTACCCATACTCTTCTTCTATTAAGCCATCAAGATATCTATCAAAAATTTCGGAAACTCTCGGAGAGCCTGGAAGCCATTCAGCAGAAGGATTAGTATGAGGTCTGTCTCCACTTAAAATACTAGATATTTCTGCTACTGATATTGTATCGCCCTTGCCTCTGGCTTTTTGTTTTTGACTTGTAACATTTATACTTATATTTGCCCCACTTGTCACAACTTTTATAGCATCACGAAGATCACCCTCAAAATTTAATATAGGATTAGCACTCCCACCTCTACCCCTAGGAGGTTTTTGGTTTACATATCTTTCACTTAATTCAGCCCAATCAGCCTTACTGCCATCTTCATGGTAACCATGTTCATTATCAAATGCATCTAATATAGAGTCTTCCATACCCTGACCTATTTCTTCAATCGCATCATAATATGCTTGTCTAAATTTACCTATAAACTCTGATTCCGCCATCTTACTCTTCTATTTCCTCTTCTATTTCCTCTTCTTTAGGTTCTATAGATTCTTTATTTTTAGCAATAATTTCTCTTGCCTGTTCTAAAGACAAATCTGAATTATTACGCTTTAGAATCTCTTCTAATGTAGTCAGACCATTGGCTAATTCCCAATCATCTTTTTGAATTTGCTCAGAAATTGATCTAGGATATTCAGGTTCTTTGAAATCTACAGAGAATTTATTAGGCAGACTAACGCTATTTTTGTCTGCAATTACTCTCTCTAGCTCATAAAGTTCATCTTCAAATATTCTCCAGGTTTCTATATCATCTTTATAATCTTCAACGAACTCAAAATCTTTTATACGAAGAGCAAGTCCCGAAGAGGGTCTATCCTGATTAGAATCGAAAGTAACATACATGTGTTTTGATATTGCTAACATTTCAATCATCCCTTTGGCTATTTCCATTACCTTTTGAGGATCGCCACCTGGGGACTCTATACCGAATCGACCATCAACTGGTAAGTTGATCAGCTTATCAGAGCCAACTCTGGCTATCGGCTGATCCTCATATACGCCAGATGCCCAGGATTGTCCGAACATCTGAAACCTTAAACCTAGCATAAGCTCCGTCATAAGAATATTCACATGCTCGTTAGTAGCAACGACATCTGTCGAGCCTTCACCATAAAAATCATCAATTTGCTCTGTATCTCTTGGGAATACAAATGGCAGCACTCCGTAAGGATTAGGATATTCTTCTTTAATATTTCCATTTTCATCATAAATTATATTAACTTGAGCATCCCAATATGCAAATTCAACTGGGTCTGTATAATCAACTTCCTGTGTGGGATTGAGGATGGGATATATTATCGCATAGGGCTGATACGGATTAGGAGGAGAGAAATACGCATCGTAGTAATACACTACACGATATTCAAAACATTTTTTATCCTCATCCTCTTCCCACATGACTCTGACAGCTGGAGTGCCAATCAAATTAGTCATCCTTTCAATGTGTTTCATCCTGAGGTTTTTATAAAATAGCAATTCATCGTATTGCTTGTTTGCACTCTTATTCCCAAGGTTTCTATTAGGAGATAGAGTATAAATTCTTGATTTTTTATCAATAAACTTTTTAGTTAGATTCATCTGATAAGGAGGAACTTCATTAAAAGACTGAGAATCAAAATAGTTCCCCTCATTTCCTGCAATATATTTCCAAGTATCGGTGCCAGTATAATAATTAATAAGTTTTTCTACATGTTTTCGCCTAGCTCTCGACTTATGTAATTTTTGATCTTTTATTGATTTTTTTATAATATCTTCTGCATAACTCATCTTGGTTCTAGCCTCAATTTAGTGTTTCTGATTGGGAATCTATTTATAAAGAAATACCTCACCATGTCCATACCGTGGTCGTGGAATCCATCCTTTACTGGATCGGGTTTCAAATTTGTTCCTTCTTTGTGTTCGGGATACCTATAATTTTCAAAGTCTTCTGCAAGTCCTTTACATTTATGGTCTAGATGGATAAATCTATCGCCACTAGCATTCTCTACAAAGCTACGAACATGAGATACACCTGATGCGATATTAGTACTAACTCTGTCTCTAGTAGAGCGTATACTTATACCAAACTTACGAAATATTTCTATATCTCCCAAACCACTTTGTCCCTGGACCGATTTTCCTGCAGGATCACCAAAGTAAGCCTGGACATTGTAGGGTCTACGCTTGATAGATTTGACTAGTTCATCTGTTTTAATATTTTCCTGGTGGATTATTTCGTCTATAATATTTACATGCCAGTGACCTTCGACCATATTAGTTTGAAACCATCCGACAGCAGGCATCCTATAGCCAAAGTCGATAGAGCAATAAGTTGGAAAACCAGGATTGTAATCAAACTTACCCATATCAATATCTCTATCAAAAGGGTATACACGCCCTGCAAAGCTGGTAAACTTTGAACCATATTCTTGCTCATAGACTTCAGACGAGAGATTCCTTTTTGCTTCAACGAGGTCAGAATCTTCCAAGCCTTCAGGATAAGCGAATTGATTTTCCCAAGAAGGCGAGTTAAACGAGAGCCATTCTTCATCTGTTTGTCCTTTCAAGTATAGATCATACACCCAATTGTATCCTTCAGGTGTAGTTATGAATATTGCCCTGCCCTTTCTATCAGAAAGAGTTGGGCGAAGATACATTTCCCATACGATTTTTTTCTGTTTAGCAGCTTCATCTAAAATAAGGAGGTCTAAACCTTCTCCGACTAGAGAATTAGGATTATCTGCTGATTTCGCCTCGAAGATAGAGCCTGAAGATGTTTCAATATACATGTCTTTGTATGATGCTCTTCTTGTAGGGAGGTTTTTAGTCTCGTCACGATTCTGTACAACGCTATGCCAGACTTCTCGGAACACTTTTTCAGCGGTCCCGTAGGTAGGTGCTACTACCCACGACCTTGTTTTAGGCATATTTAACATGATTTCTATCTCTTTCGAGGCAGATAAGGACTTGCCCCAACGCCTACCACAGACAGCAACAGTAAATCTAGCTGGTTTATCTGGAAAATGTAGTTTTTCTTGTCCTAAGTGAGGAGTATACTCAGTAAAGTCAAACCATTTTTTCTTAAATTCCCATACTTTAGCCTGGTCTAGTGATGAAGTTAACATTTTTTTGCTATACTCCATCCACATTCTCTTAGTCTTGCTATTCCACCTCTTGTTGCAGATTTTATTATATTATTCTTTAGATTAAGATAAACATATATAAGCTCTCCTTTAGGCGTACAGAGATAAACCATATTTTTCTTTCTTTTTTTTATATTCCAAGTCATTTTTTTAAAATAATCCTTGTT